CCGTTGAAAATTGCGATGAATATAACGAAGCCGGTCACAGTAAATGATCGAAATCGCGAATATTTAATGAAATTGGTTCAAAACGGCCCCGATAAATACCCGGGCTCCAAGATTCTGGAGCGAAAAAATGGTGAACACATATCGCTGCGATATATCGACCGAGAGTCGGTTCGACTCGAAAACGGCGATATTGTTCACAGGCACATGATGGACGGAGATGCAGTGTTGTTCAACAGACAACCCAGTTTGCATCGAATGTCTATGATGTGCCATATCGTAAAGGTTATGATGGTCGGCGACACATTCCGGATGAATGTTGGCGACACAAAGCCTTACAATGCGGATTTCGATGGGGATAGATTTTGTCCCCAACAGGTGACTGCTTGCTAAGTTGTAGATAATACTTGGTGAGGAAAACAGTGTAATATCTACTGGTAAATGTGTTTCGCATAGATACATTTTACTAATATAATCATCTAGTCGGTTCTTTAAAATAATATAAACGTTTCTCTCTCTATATATTAATGATATTAAATCAGGATGAGTCTGATAAAGTTGTTGGTGAAATATACAAGATAACAAACACAATAAACGGTAAAATTTATATAGGTCAAACACGTAGTCACAGATTAAACCATAATAAATATAGACCATTTGGATACTTAGGACGGTTCAATGACCATTTTCACGAAGCAAATTCAAGTAAAAAGAATAGTTCAAAATGCTTGAACAGTGCTTTACGAAAATATGGGAAGGATAGCTTTACTTGCGAAAAAATTCATACTTGTGAAGTCACTGAATTAGACGCACTTGAAATGCTATATATAATTGAACACAATTCTAAGTTTCCAAATGGCTATAATTTAACTGATGGTGGTAAAGGGTTTACTGATATTAAGGGAGAGTTTATTTGGAAAACAAACGAACAACCAATCCGAAATTCAGTTCCTAAACCCAAAAGTGATTATACGAAACAGTTGATTTCTGAACGGTTAAAATCTGCTCTTGATAACACAGAACATCGAGAGAAAATGATGAAACTAACACAGAACCAACATTTGACTAAAAAAATGGACGCTTTTAAAAACGCATTGATTGACTATGAAAACATCGAGCAATACATTCACGTTATTCGAAATAATAATAACGATACTGAATATGTTCGCATAGTCATTGATAAAATAAAGGCAACGTTTGTGGGTAAGTATGAACCAATTGACGAAATAAAAATGAGAGCGAGAAACTTTATATTAGATTGGAAGGACCGGCCACGTGATCAAATTGACGGGAAACTCTTTAGAGCTCAAAACTACCACCCTGTAATGGAAACGTTATAAGGGGAACTCGGTTAATGGCCGAACCCAGCGGTAAAAACGTTTTGAGATTAGATGATCCGCAGCCAAGCTTCTACGTCCGTTATGATAGGATATGAAGAAGGTTCAGAGACTAGACGGTTACGGGTCTTAAATGAAGGTTTAATCAACCGGATAAGGCACAAGGTATAGTCCGGCTCTCATGGAAACATGGGAGAACAATGGAAATGAATATGCACATGCCGCAGAATGTATTAGCGGAAACCGAGTTGCGCCACCTAGCGGCGATCCCATACCAAGTGATCAGCCCTGCAAGTAACTCACCGATTATTGGTATTTATCAGGACTCATTATTGGGTTCTTATAGAATGACCCGACCGAATATTAATTTTACACCGCGTGAGGCGATGAATCTGTTGATGATGTATCCTCATGTAAATACGGAGGCGATTCGCGAAAAGGGGAAGACGCTGTCGTCATTCGACGTTCTTTCGCAGATTATGCCTCCATTGACTATGGTATATAAAAACGATAAGAAATACAAGGAAGGTGTCGACAATTTCGCAACATCACCGAATGTATTTGAACTTAAAAATGGAAAGCTATTTCGCGGTCAACTGGACAAGTCGGTTATCGGTTCAACTACAAAAGGATTATTGCATCGCATTCACAACGATTTCGGTAATATGGCCTGTGTGAATTTCAACGACAATTTACAGAACATTGTAACCGAATATTTGAAAACCAGTTCGTATAGCGTTGGAATTAGCGATTTGATTGCGAACAAGACGACCCAAACACAGATTCTGGCCGCCATAGCAAAACAAAAGGCTGAGGTCAAGGAGCTCATTGATCAGGTGCATTTGGGTGTGTTTGAGAATAATACGTCTCGCACAAATAACACAGAGTTTGAAACAACGGTGAATAACATCTTGAATAAAGCAACTGATGAGGCTGGTAAGATTGGTCGCGACAGTTTGGACGCGTCGAATAAGTTTCTCATCATTATTAATTCAGGATCGAAGGGCACCCCCATCAACATTTCCCAGATGATATCCTGTTTGGGACAGACGAACGTTGATGGTAAGCGAATCCCATACGGATTTGATGGTCGCACACTACCGCATTACCACAAATTTGACGACAGTCCCGGTGCGCGCGGATTCATCGAAAATTCTTATATTTCCGGATTGACTGCGACTGAATTATTCTTCCATGCGATGGGTGGTCGTATCGGTTTGATTGATACCGCTGTGAAAACTTCGCAGACGGGATATATTCAGCGTCGTTTGATCAAAGGTTTGGAAGATCTTAAGATTGAATACGATATGACTGTCCGCAACAATATGGGCAAGATCATTCAATTCGCATATGGCGACGATTCGTTCGATACGGGTCGCGTTGAACATCAGATCATTCCTTTGGTCGGTATGAGCGTTGAAGATATCTACATGCACTACGACATTATTGGTGTGAATGATCAATCGAGTGAACTGTTGAGTGTATACAACCGTGGGGCGATTTCTCGCATGAAAAAGCAGAAGTCTGACGCCCAACAGATGTGCCGAAAATACATATCCAACATGTTGAACATGCGCGATCAACTGGTTAAAAATGTGTTCAAATATAAGAATGAGAATTCGATCTCCATGCCCGTATCGTTTAAAAATATTATCACCAATGTGCAGGGACAGTTGGGGTTAAATGCGAACAGTGTGGTAGATATCACACCGTTTGAGGCATTTGAAATGATTGAGGAGAATTTCAAGAAGATGAATCAATATACATTTGCCCCGCTGACTAAACTGTTCGAGGTGATGTATTACTTCTACTTATCGCCCAAGGATCTCTTAGTAAACAAGCGCTTTCACAGAAAGGGTCTGTCCACGCTATTGGAGACCATCGCATTGAAGCACAAGGAGGCGCTAGTGCATCCCGGTGAAATGGTGGGTGTGATTGCGGGGCAGTCGATTGGAGAACCGACGACGCAGTTGACTCTCAACACATTTCATTTGGCTGGTGTGTCTAGTAAATCAAACGTCACTCGCGGTGTGCCGCGTATCGAAGAAATTCTTCGTCTTACGAAGAATCCCAAGCACCCATCTCTCACTGTATATTTGAAGCCCATGGATGAGACCGAGCAGGATAAGGCGACCGCGTATGCGACTATGATGGAACACACTAAACTCGTGGATGTAACCAAAAACATTCAATTGTGTTTTGAGCCATCGTTGGAATCGACGACGATCGCCGAAGATCAATTACTCATGGAACAATATAGCGAATTTGAGAAGATCATGACGGATTGCATGAGCCCGGAAGATGTGGCTACGGAAAGTCAGTCAAAATCGAAATGGGTTGTTCGTTTGGAGCTCGACGCGGAGACGCTGTTGGACAAGAATATCACGATGGACGATGTGCATTTCGCCATTTCGAATAGTCAATATGGCGGAGACATATCGTGTGTATATTCGGATTACAACAGCGATAAGTTGGTTTTCCGAATTCGCGTGAACAGCACTATTTTGAGTAAAAACAAGAAGAAGGGTGTTGCGGAGACATTGGACCAATCCGATGATATCTATCTACTCAACAACTTTCAGGATGCACTATTGAATGGAGTCGTATTGCGTGGCGTGAACCATATTGATAATGTGATCGCGCGCAAAATTCAGAATGCGGTCAGAAAGGTGGAAGATATGCCTATTGTGAAGAAGGGGCAATATTCGGTGACGGAAGACAAGCATATGCCTATTCAAAAGGAGGACGGCAAGTATGTGAAGAATGATATTTGGGTTCTGGATACGACGGGCACCAACTTGATGGAGGCGCTATCATTGGATTATATCGATACAACTCGCACATTGAGTAATGATATTCGAGAGATTTATGATGTGCTCGGCATTGAAGCTGCTCGTCAAATGATCAACAATGAAATGATGGATGTGATGGAATTCAGTGGTGTGTATATTAATTACCACCATCTCGGATTATTGTGCGATCGTATGACGTGTAATTATAACATGGTTCCCATTTTCCGATCGGGTCTATTGAGTGATAATGTGGGACCGGTTGCAAAGGCGACGTTTGAAGTTCACACGGAGGTATTGCTGAACGCCGCACGCCATGGTGATTTTGATCATATGCGTGGAGTATCGGCAAATGTTATGTGTGGCCAATATGGTAATTACGGGACGGGTGCGTTCCAAATTGTATTGGATATGAAGGAGATGGAGAAACAGGAGGCGTTTGATGTGAACGTGTCGGACACCGCGAAAGAAATTGACGCGGCGTTTGCGACTACTGGCGATAAAGGTGAATGCAGTAAATCGCAAATCATCATTCAGAATAATGTGTCTAATATTCGAACAACCGATGAATCGGGTGTATGCGATGATGATTATAATATGGGGTTTTAATGGACACGCGTAGTGGATGAAAATGTTAGTCTATGGAGTTTGGAGCGATCCGTAGGCGATAACCGAAGGAGTTTGTTAATAGCAGTGGTATTTATTTATTGGAATGTTGAATATTTCAATAAATATTTTTTTCGCGTGTTCCAACCCAAAAGGCATTTATGAATTAAACTCCTTCGACCGCGTCTCCCTCCAAATTTAGACTGTTGTTATTGTGTAGTCACATTCGTTAACGCGACAGCATCAGCAGGATTGGTTGATGTCGCTCCAATAATAATTACCACCCAAAACCCCACGTATTATTTTTAGTAGTCGGTCCAGCAGGTCCCTCAGGTCCAGGAGGTCCAGGAGGTCCAGGAGGTCCAGGAGGTCCAGGAGGTCCAGGAGGTCCGGTA